CAAACACTGGGGGGACTGTGCATTGCAAGTCCCCCGCGTATGTAAATATGTAAACAAATAAACACTTGGTCGCGCTAGAAAGTTGTGACTCCTTGAACCTGGCTGCGCCAGGAGAATTCCAGAGTATCAACAGATACGGCGCAACCAACTCAGATCCGAAGATCAGCCCCTAGGTCACATAGGGTAAATTTTTCTCGACTGCTAGCAAAATTTTAAAAGCTACATTTTTGTTTATAGTATAGTGTCTGTCTACACTTCGCCCATTCTAAACGGGCAAGGGTGTTGGCGGGTCCATCTCGTAGTACATTCGAGGTAAACCAGTGAAGAAGTAGACTTGAAAGTCTTCTCCTGCTGCGCACCACGTATCAAACGAGGTGTCGTAATCGCCATCAGCAAAGATGCGATAATCCCAGGTGGGTGTCCAGATTGAAGTTTGCGTGTAATTGCTAACTTTACCTGGTGTAAAACGATATTTGGAATAGTAAGGAACTTCGAATTCACAATTCGGATTCACAAATCCACTCGTTAACAACAACCCACGAACGCCACTAAGTGGTTTCGAGGGATGTACATAGCTGGGACTAATTTCAGTTAAGACGGTACTGGCAGCCAATTGGCTTAGTGTGTCATAACCATTAGTCATGGGTGCTGATTGCTCAGAGTACTCGTCTACGCCGAGTTCTCCTCTTTGGATGTAATAGACTGGCTTACGTTCCGTGCGAATTTCACCTCTAGGAGTGATCTTCCATCGAATCGAGCCTCTCCATCCGGAGTGAGCTAGGGTAACCCAATGTAACATTACTGTATTACAGTAGTTGTACGATTGGCCAAGATCTGTTGCGTGGATGGCACCAGCCACATGTCCTCTAAGGAAAGGGAACATGGACTGCCGTCCGGCGGCAACTCTGGCACTACTACCATTGAGATGAGTCAAACTGCTATGCAGATTGTACCTCTTGAGTAGTGGTCGGAATGAAGCAATACTTTCACCACAGAAAACTTTAGCAAGTAGATCATGATTAGTTTGGCTAGGGCCTAACTTTTCTGTTTCTGAGTGTTGAGGTGCACTAGGTTCCTCAGTATTTTGTGCTTCAGATACGATTTCTTCTCCGCTTTGTGGTTTAAACACTAGGCGCTGAAAATGATCGTCGGGGACGAATACTTCAAAGTCGTCTCCCATACTAACAAAAACATTGACTTGGATGTCGTTATTAATATCTGAATTTGGTGTGGTTAGTTCGTTCACTACATAAATTCCCAACACTCCATTGCCTTCGGCTTTGGAGATGTAGGGTGTAGTTGAATACAATTCTGAAACAACAGATCTACCTGGTAGCGCGTGATCTAAGAGACTCACGTCTTGCCCATTGCCTATCTCAACTGAAAAGTCGGACATATCTGCAATGTCAATAATTTGAAGGTAGTTAGTGTTGTATTCATTGCTCGCAAAGAAATTCGGATCATAAACGATCTTGATTCTTCCTTTGTGAAAAGCAGAACAAACTATCTGAAATCTAAAGCGCATCGATCCCGTCCAATATTTGAACGGTAAAGCTGCCATAGCGCAAGCTGGAAAGTGCATAGCACTTCCGGCGCTTTCTGCCCAAAGAACGGGACTTATTCTTGAGTTCCAGAGTAAACTCTCAGTTGGCACACCAATTGGCCAACTAAAAGTGGTAAGGTAGGATTCTCGTTTCGCAATAGCGCGAATTGACATGGGATCACCACTACCTAAGCCAGCAATTCTTGGATCAATAGACAATTCCTGTTTGTCATCCAGTGTGAGCTTCGCCGCTCCATCTGGGACAGTAGTTACTGCCATTGAAGAAATACCAACGGGTTTGAAAGGTTCCGGGTCCTTGGTAACTAATGGGCGTGAGTAACCTAACGCTTTCGCGATATTGGATACTACATTAGCACCAGCTTCAGTTGCAATGGCAAAAGGAGCTATGGCTGGGATGAATTTCAACACTCCAGCTGCTTTCGCAACAGCTGTAGCAGGTCCTGAAATTGCACCTTTCGAATTTGCCTCATCTATTTCTGTTCCAGATTGAGGGACTAGAGTGGTGGGTTCGACAGAAGTAAGCACATTTGTACTAACGTCCTCGGCCCAGGCAAACACACTAATCGTCGATCGATCATTAGCACCATTCGCGTGCTTCAAATCGTTAATCGAACGAATTATGAGTTGCCCCATCTTGTCCCAACCCGATTCGGCCACATTTACATAGTTCTTGTGGTAGAAAAAGGGAAGTTTCAATTCACCACCACTCGATGTGGTGGGGTCCAGATAGACATGTGGTAGCTGAGAAGCTTGCACAATGTCTTGTGAGACGAGCCCTGCATTGGAAGTAAGAGTATCATAATTGAAAAACGGTAAGTAGGAAGCAATGAGCCTTCCAAACTGAAATCCATTTCCATTAATAATAATCTTGATGTGCAAATTAGCACGCAACAAGTTAAAATTGGCTAACCTATTAACAACTCGTTTATTTCCAAAATACAGTGCCCAGGGATCAACACTTTCGTAGAAAGATGTTCCAACAGCCCAATCTGAATCGATGATTTTGATAGGACGCGAAAAGAAGTGCTCAAGAGAAGCATCTTTCGTGTCCATAGTGGTTCGCGTTGGATCCACACTATTTTCAACATCATAAAGATAGGGATCATGTTGATCGGAGAATTGCACATTTTCGTACTGTGTTTTTCCTCCAACCTTCATAATAGAAGCATCATCAGTAACTCCAGACTGAGGAGTAAAAGGGCACGAATCTTCGCTGATTGAGCAAAGAAACTGAGTGTGCCTAACACTGATTTTACGATAAGGGTTCGAACCTTGGTCATGGTTCGTTTTATACTCGCCCAACACTTTAGGAAAAATGTGGGGTTGAGTTTCGGCATCCGCCTTTGCGGGTGTGCACCCGCCGCTAATTTTATTGTGGTTCATATAATTAGTAAGTGATTTAATTTTCCACGAATCTCACTCAGGTTTCGTGGCATGGACGATTGGTGACTGGCAAAGTCGTGCTAAATAACACTACACCAACATATCAAAGCCTTTAGATTGAGAGGCATATTCCTTTCCTTCTCGACTAGTGGGTCGCATCGTATGGTATCCAATGACATGTTTCAATTTTGCTTCCGTCCGGAACCAGATTTGTAAACTGGTCGTAATCTCTTATAAGGGTGATCACTGGCCCTTGTTGCCAACTAAGGCTCTGGTCGGTACTTGTCCTTCCAGCTTTTCACGCGTTCATCATAGGTAGTATCTAGAGACGTGCATAGATGAGTGACTCCCGTAAGACGGGCCACTTCACTCATACTAATGCGACGTGCTTCATAGATCTCGCTACCATGATTGAACCATTCACTAAGAGATGTGTCTATATTTAGAGCACAGGCTAGTTCTTCAGTGATGGGACACTTGCGTGGGCGCATGTAGCAATGTAGCATCTTGTGTATTGATTTTTCCACGAGGGCTCCAGTATGTACTCCCAAAGAAGGGTGGTAAACGGATACTCGTTTGAGAAATTCAAAATCTTTCAGAGGCAAATAATCAACTAACTCACTTTCCTTATCAGGCATAGTGTATGTTTGACCATATTCTGCTAAGAATTCGGATACTGCTTTAATGGTGAATTTAGGTACTTTAGGACTAACTGATCCAATATTATCGTCACCATATGTCATTGCTTTGACGTACTTGCGAAATGGCATGTGCGGCATGAACATCGTGGTAGGATATAAACTATAGAAACAAGCTCTCAAGTTCAAACTTCCACAAATTCCATTAATGACAACTGTGAGAGAATTCCCACTAATGTGAGTTCCCTCTGTGAGACCTATAAGGTCTCCATTGTAAGCTATCAAGGAATAAGCAACATCACCTGCTAAGGCTTCCATAACATCTAAATCGACTTGTTTATAGTCGCAAACTCTGGCAAAATCAATCATGATTCTAAAAGATGCAATTATTAACTGAGAGGGGAGTTTCTGATCATATTTACCATAATCTCCACCAATAATAGTGTCGGTTCCAAATGTGAGGACGTGCTGATGAAATTGTTCCCATTCTGGGCCATGACTATTGATTCCAACTGCACATTCCGATGTGAGTGGATTCATTTGCATAACGCGTAAAATAGGTAGGAAGTATTTCCTGATGCACCATGTGAGCGCAATAGGGTTTCCGTAAAAGATTCGGCATTTCTCTTTAAGAGTTGAGAGAACTTCATCTTTCTTACACGCTTTGGCAATTGTGTACGCACGGTAACCCTTTGTCCATTCCTGCTCACAACGATCAATCTCATCAAGAATAACTTGATCCAAGACACGGTTGTTAGGTTTGTCCGGAGTCGGTTCCAATTCAGTAATAAACTTTCTTTTGGGACCACTCAATGGGAATCCAACAGATGTATCTAACTTGATAGCATCCATAAACTTCTTGCCAGGTATACCACACAGATTTTCATGATCCGTAAGGGGCCTAGCAGAGTTCCATAATGGGCTTTCAAAGATTGGCATCATATCTACCTTGTAATCTAACACACAAACAGTTAAGAGTTCATGCGAATAGGGTAGAGCAGGTATAGATAGATTCGATAAGCATTTCTGCCAACCAAACCAATCTGGTTGCATCTTCGGAGGTCCCCACGAATTGGGAACGTCCAAAACATCCATAACATGTTCACTCATCTTAGTGACTTTCACGTTCGACCTGTAAGTCGTTTGTCCACCGCACGAACCGTAGTACTCAACCTGAGAACTCGGTGGCATGTAGTTTAGCGGACTTTTAGGATGTAATTCACGACCAGTCAAGATTTTAATTCCAAGCACTTGCCGTTCAAAATTTTCAGCAGTCCCCGTTAGGAGAACCCCTTCATATTTCCGAAGAGCAGCGCAGCCTAGTTCCAAGTCACTACACAATAGTGTACCAAAACACCCTTTTGGGGTGCCGGTGTGACCGCCTAGGTGGATGCCAGTGATGCATGATCCCCCTCCGTGGGAGACCAAAACAGCACCGCATAAGCCTTTGAAAGTATCAATCGACAAATTGGAGTACGTACCTCCTAAGAAGTCGCATGTTCCATTTGAGGCTATACCTACTTTGGCTAAACCTTGAGCTGTTACTAATTCACCATCTTTAAGACGATGCATTAGTGAGAATTGATGTGTTGTTAACTTATCCGTAGGAAACCACTTAGTTAGATCTTTAAAAGATCCGCCACTGGGCGAATAACATAAGCGCAAATCAGAATTTGGGAATTTATAACTCGAATTTATAGAAAGACGAGTAGCGAATTTCCCCCCACTCTTATTTGGGTTTTCCTTACGGAAAGTGACATCCAGCAAATCATCATCATAAAAATAATGATCAGGAACTATCACGGCATTGGATCTTAAGAACAATCCATTAACCATGAGAATTTTATCACCTGCCACAACTGTACCGTACACTAAGTTCTTTGACACGACACCCATTAATTCAGTAGGTGCTATACATTTTGATGTAACTGTCATTGGTAGTGACGCAGTTGTGACTGCTGTCCAAGGACTTACTTCCCCATCTCTAATATTGACTTCAACAATATTTTTGGGCTCAAGTGATCCTTGTTCCTTCATCGATTTCCAGCGACGGTACAGCCGAGCAATAGCATATAAAGCTCCAACTATACCGATAGCTTTGCATATCGATCCAGCGTGCCTGTCTCTCCAGTCTTTAAGCATAGGATGAATGGTATTTCTATCCAGCAATTCTTTGCAGAATCTTTGTTTGACGAGAGTAATCATGAGTTTTTGGCGCAATAAGGCAAGAATAAAGACTATAAATACAAAAGCAGCACTGCGCTGCGTTGCATATCTATAAGCTGGCCATACTAAGAGCATAACACCTAACCACATTTGGAGCGATCTCCATATGTAATGTTGGCGTAAAGTATCTCTTTTGTAAACCATGAACAGGTCTTGTACCCTAGGATTTAACAACCATGGTGTTGGAATTATAAAAACCCAATCCCAATGGTTGGCAAACAAACGAGCACTCCCTAAAAGGGCCATGGAAGTGGCGCCTTCAATTAACCTATCAGCAGTAGTCATGTCAGATCTAAATCTATCACTAACTAGCTTAGTCGCAGTGGCGGCAGATTTAAATATCTCCTCACCAAATTGTCTAGTATAGGGCTGGGGGTGCAGATCGCAGTAGCCTGCAATTTGTTTGCATCCGTTAACTCCACAGACGTGAATATCAGTTGTACGACTCTTCATTCTATCCAGAATATCATCCTGGTCAGCACGATGGTCGTGAAACTTCTCAATCACATATTGCATAACAAGTCGATATGGAACGCCAACTAATTCTTGGCCTCTCCACACAACAGGTTTATAACTTGCATTTCCGCGTAGTGTTTCGGGTTGCACAGCTTTCTCTACGGTAAGTTCCCAGATATCATCGAATAATGGCTTATCTTTGCCAAATTTCGCTCTGATTTTGGAGGAATCTATACCCTGAGGTTTACCGTCTAAGATGAATTGGAATTCAATCTTGGCTTTGACAGTAATCACAGCGTGCATTCTTCGTTGAATAGAATAGGGACAATTGGAATACAATCGTGCATCTAAATCTTTAATGTTTGTGTTAACGACAACAATGGAAGGTTCTACAAAAACTTTCCCTTTCTTGTCTAGTTCGGCCATGTTAGCATAAAATGGCTGATTGTTACACACATCGATGATCACCCGCGTGGGCGGGCGTTCAACAAAGCTAGCTTTTTCATTAGCTAGATCATCGATAAACATAACTTCCTTATTGGTAGACCAATTCGACATGAATTTGTCTCCGGCGTTATAGGAAGAACGGTACTCTTTACCTGTGGGCAGACCAGCGCTAGTCAACATTGCGTCAACAAACTGATCACCACAAGTGGTTTTCCCTTGACTACTCTCACCACATAATTCAATAGCGAAAGGTGCCTTTCGGACACCACTACTAATTTTCATAGTGATATAATCATTCTTAATGCCCAAAAGCCGCATAAACTTGTCTTGTATAAGTTTCTTTTCAAAAGAGACTTTACCTGACATCAAGTTCCGCAACTTAGTGCATAAAGTTTCCAAACGTGCGTCGAATTCTTTTTCAGATTTCTTCGCAACTCGTTCGAGGTTGCCGGTTTTAACGAGGTCCCACCACAAGACAATTGTAGTGTATTCCTCATCTAGCTCAGCAGCAGCTTGATCACTAATTAAGAAAGGTCTGAGACTACCAGTTTTAAAACTGGAGTACATACTCTCTACGAAGAAAGTGACAGTGCTTAGAGCAGCATCGGCGATATCCACAGCGCTTCCGTGAATAATTTTCATGTCCGGCTCGAAGATCTTATAATCTCGAATACTAAAGGTAACTTGAGACGCTTTGCATAAGCCTAGCGTAACGAGCAACCCTAGCAATTTTGAAAAATGATCAAAAAGCTTGTTCCCTTTGCACAGGGTCCAATTACTACGGGCATCTCGAATCAAATCCAGCCAACCAGGAGAGGGTTCAGACAATGACTCCTCTCCTGCCTGGGGGACAAGAGGGTCCAAGATTTCCGTTATGTAACGAACAACTTGTTTCGATATAGATTTATCGAAGAATCTACGAACGTATAGGAATATAGCTGCACTAACGGCAACGTAATCTACACATCCTTGCACTGTTATCAACAATGCAAGTAGACCTTCAACTTCAGCTATTAACTCGTCAGGGGTATGTACATGAGCGCAATGCCCAAGTTCCCTAATAAGTTCCGAAGCAGATTCAATCATTTGAAGCTGCCTGGCCGATGTTGGGTTTGTAAGAACCACCTCTACCCCCTCATCAGAGGGGGGAGGGTTTAAGTCCTTACTTTCTTCTTCGCCCGCCTGGTGAGAGTACATGGATCTCTTTCCACTACGTTTAGGTAGTCGATTTCGATCGTGTTCTTTCACGTTTCGGTTTGCGGCTTTACTAATTTCAATCTCAGCAGATTGTAGACGCTT